ACACTGGTGAGATTAAAGATGACAAGAAATATATGTCCATGTTGGAAGATTTCTGGTTGCCTAGAAGAGAAGGTGGTAGAGGAACTGAGATTACTACACTTCCAGGTGGACAAAACTTAGGAGAAATCACAGATATTAAGTATTTCCAAGAGAAACTTTTCAAAGCTTTAAATGTACCTGTTACTAGAATAGGTGGAGATGGTGGATTTAATTTAGGAAGATCATCAGAAATACTTAGAGATGAAGTTAAATTTAGTAAGTTTGTTGGTAGATTAAGAAAAAGATTTTCTGCATTATTCAATGATATTCTTAAGACTCAATTGCTTCTTAAGAATGTAATTACCCCAGAAGACTGGGATGTCATGAGTGAGCATATTCAATATGACTTCCTATATGATAACCATTTTGCAGAACTTAAAGATTCTGAACTACTTGCTGAAAGACTAACTATGGCAGCATCTGCTGAACCATATGTTGGTAGATACTTCTCACAAGATTATCTAAGACGTAAGATCCTTCGTCAAACTGATGAGGAAATTATTGAACAGGATAAGATTATGAAGAAGGAAATTGAGGATGGGGTAGTACCTGATCCAGCAATGATGATGGACCCAGCTATGATGGG